CATCACATTGATTGGCGGAATAAAAAGAGTGAAGTTGTACCACAAGTTACCCTAGACCAAGTTAAAGAGAAGTTTGGCACACTGCGTTTTTATTACACAGGTGGAGATGATGAGATTAGTGGCATGGTACGTATGGCAGAAAGCATGAGTGGTGTTATGTGTGAAGAATGCAGTGCTCCTGCCGAAACACATGGTCCTGGATGGATCCGTACTATTTGTAAACCTTGTGAAGAAGCACGTGAAGTTAAACGTGCTAAAGATATGGCAGAATATGAAAATAAAACTAGTCAGTGACCTCCATTTGGAGTTTAGCGACATAAACATTACTAACGATCAGAACTACAATGTACTGATACTCGGAGGCGATATCATGATTGCCGCGGATCTGCACGATCATCCAGCTTTTGATTTTAATCCGTACAGTCATGGAGCATTTGCAGACCTGGGCCGCAAACAACAACGAGTCGCTACCTTTCGAGATTTTATGAAGCGTTGCGCATTCCAATTTCCGCATGTTGTATATGTTGCAGGCAACCACGAGTTCTACAACGGCAAATGGATACAGGGACTAGCCACCTTACGGGACGAGTGCGGGAAATATCCCAATGTGCATTTCTTAGAATGTGATAGCGTTAAGATTGACGACGTAACATTCATTGGTGGCACGTTGTGGACTGACATGAACAAGAATGATCCGTTAACAGATCATGCTGTGCGTGATATGATGAACGACTTTCGAATCATTCGAGTTGAGCCAGACTTTCGTAAATTACGCCCAGGAGATACTGTAGTCCGCCATCGCAAGATGCTGGAGTACATTAAGACCATTGTTGCTGAACGGCACGATGAAAAGTTTGTTGTAGTTGGACATCATGCTCCTAGCAAGATGTCTACTCATGAAAACTACAAGAATGAATTTTTAATGAATGGTGCATACAGTAGTGACCTAAGTGAATTCATTTTAGATCGGCCGCAGATTAAACTGTGGACACATGGACACACTCATCATCCGTTTGACTACATGATTGGTGAGACCCGAATTGTTTGTAACCCACGTGGGTATGAAGGATATGAGCCAGATAGTAACTGGAACCCTAACATTGTAATAGAGGTATAAAAATGAAAACTGATTGGACTAAACTAACTCCTTATACATTCCCGTTAAAAGGAATGACACAACCTAAGGAAATTTGCGCGGTAGTAAAACAACTTGGCATTGACAAATATATTTACGAAATTCGTAATAACATCACTATTAAGTACGGTATGAGTGCTGATAATGAAAAGTTTTACGGTGCTAGAATATATCGACAACTTGGTCATTTAAACAGCTGGGGCAATTATAAACTAACCGGGTTAAATGGTATAGAGTTTTTAGATATTAATGCTGAGTTTAAAAATAGATACGGATCAAATATTGATCATAAGGATGTGCTGATTACAGTATGGGGATTTGATACCTATCCGTGGAGAACTATCAGCGTTCGAAAAGAACTTATTGAAGCAGAAAGCTATTTGATTAGACAGTATGAAATGATTCATCAAGAAAAGCCTGTAGGCAACTTATTTGATGAATCATTCTGGGAAAATAAGTCTGCACCAATTAAGTCAGTGTATGATAGTATGTTCGAGGAATATCATGGAAAAATTTGATCTTGTAGAAGTAACAAAAACAACTGCTATGAATCTGCATGATTTGCTTTTTCAACTAGCAGATCATATTAGATCTCTTGAAAACGAAATTATTGATCTCAAACAACAACTGTCGAGTCAATCAAATGACACTAAGTGAAAAAGATTTTAAGCTGTTTCAAAAATGGCTAAGAGGTCATTTACGTGCAGGCCCGGTTACTGTAATCTTTACTAAAAAGGACGGTACTGAACGAGTAATGAAATGTACAACTGATACAACATTGATTATGTTTAAAGACCCCACGATTGTAGAAAGTAAAAGTACTACTACTCGAAAGGTAAATGACGATATTATGCCAGTGTTTGATCTTGAAAATGCGGCATGGAAAAGTTTTCGATGGGATAGCGTTAAACAAGTGAGTATTACATTATGAAACAGTACATTGACGATACCTGCGAAGTTATTTGTGAAGATAATGGTAGGAAGATGGTTGGAGAAATTTTAAGTTTTAAAGAAAATCAATTTCTTAGTGTGGCCATTGATAAGTCTATTAAGTTAGATCTAAAATGGAATCGTAAAATTTATGAATGCAAGAAGTCTGGACTAAGTTTTGTATCAGATGGACCTACAGTTAGAAACGCACAACAATCAAGAAGGTAGTATATGAAAATTGGATTAAGCTACAGCCGTTGCATATTAGACATTGTCGAAGGCCGCGTGGACATAGAAGATGTACTGGTGCTAATTACCCGTACAGATTTTGATCCGCGTGATGACGTGCAGTGGACGGGGATTTGGCAAGGATACACATTGGGCGGCTTGAGTAATCCAGAATGGGCCAATTACGATTTGCACAACAAGGAGCACGAGGACAAGTTTCGTAGTGTGAGTTGTATGCTGTACGAAGATGGCAAGATGCATCAGCCGAGACAGTTTGGCGCACGTCCAAGACGTAGGCCAGAATTCTGGTTAGAGACAGTTCTGCCAACTGAAGAATTAGAAAAGAATCCCGCGGCAAAAATTGCCTGGGATAAGTTCCAAACTGTAGCCAGTTTAACAAACGTAAATTTAGATAAGGATTATAAATAATGCCAGGTTTAATTCCAATGGTGGTCGAGCAAGAAGCTCGCGGAGAACGCAGTTACGACATTTATAGTCGCCTGCTTAAAGATCGTATTATCATGTTGGACACAGATGTTAATGAACATACATCTAGTGTTATAGTAGCACAGTTGTTATTCCTTGAAAGCCAGGGCAATGAAGATATTACATTCTTTATTAACAGCCCGGGTGGAAGTGTTACTGCTGGTCTTGCTATTTACGATACAATGCAGTTTATTAAACCTGATGTAGCAACCTATGTTATGGGGCAGGCTGCTAGCATGGGATCGTTTTTGGCACAAGCGGGGGCGCCTGGCAAGCGCCACGTACTGCCAGAGGCACGTACAATGATACATCGTGTTAGTTCGGGTACGCCAGGCACACGTGGATCTGTACACGTTCAAGAACTTGAATTTGAAGATGCCAAGCGTAGTTTTGAAGAGTCTGTACGTATTAACAAACGGCTAACCGAACTGTATGTTAAGCATAATACAGCGGGCAAAACATACGAGCAGTTGTATGAAGTTATGAAATTTGATACATTTTTAGGCGCAGAAGAAGCAGTTGCATACGGGTTGGCCGACAAGGTTATCTCAAAACGCCCATAAAGTGCGCACATAACTTGCGGGCCTAGTATACTATAAATAGTTACACTAGGAGAATAGTATGGCCCGCAAGTCATTTAATTGGTCTCTGTTAGATCGTGATAGCCTATATAGTATGCTATACAAGGCCGGTAAGCACCTGGTTGGCAAAAAACTACCAGTTGACGATCTCCATCGTTTGTTATCTAAACATATCAAAAGTCATCTTCCTGTCAAAGTTAGACAGGTTAAAGGAACAGTTGCCCAAAAAGGATTGATTTACATGGGCGGTACTTATTATAGTGAGTACGATGAAAACAAACAACGACAAGTTGAAGTGATTTTTAGTTATAATATGTTTGACACACACTTAACTGTTACTCGATATAGATGGCAGCGTGTGTGCTTACTATTTGCAGATACTATATTACATGAAATAATCCATATGCGCCAATATCGTGCTCGCGGGTTCAAAACATTACCTGGGTATGAGTCAACTGCACATTTTGCCAAACAACGCCGAGACCAAGAATACTACGGAGATCGAGATGAAATGGGGGCATTTAGTTTTAACATTGCATGTGAACTGATTGATAGATTTGGTTTTGATTTAGACACTATATCAGAATACATTAACAGTAATAAAGCCAAACATCATAAACGTACCAGCTATTATCGTTATCTTAAAGCATTTGAGTTTGATCATAATCATAAAATTATGAAAAAGATCAAACGAAAAGTGCTAAGCCAATTGTCCTATGCCCATGCAGGTAAGCCATTTCGGACGCCGGACCACTTGACATACTGATAATTAGACAGTATAATAGCTACATTAACAGCAATTTAATGAGGCAACAAATGAGTGATCCTTGCTACAGAGTTATTTCCGATTTGGAAAATCACCCTAGTCGTTTGAACAAGGAGGCTATCCTTTTGGCACAAGCTGAGCAGGGAAATGACGAGTTATTTCACGGACTCCAATTGGCATTTGATGCTATGGTTACATTTGGCCTAAAACAGATTAAGGAAAAAAATGATGAAGATGGCCTTGGCTTACCTTGGGATGATTTTGTTCGTACTATTGATGGTTTCATTAATCGCACAGTCACCGGCAACCTTGCACGGGATGTACTAGATGCAATGATGGCACAAGCCACCAAGGCAGAGTGGAATGGTTGGTATAGACGCATTCTTATCAAGGACTTACGTGCTGGATTCAGTGAAAAAAC